AAAACAACGGCTTGGGAGAGATTGACCGTCCTGGCAATTATGAATTGGCAGCGCGTTCATCGAGCATTACTGACGTTTATTCATTGGTTTCAGCACTAGCCACAAGTGGCTTGGGTTACATCAGCGAAGATTCACTTGGACGAATTGCCTATGCAGATTCGACACACCGCACTCAATACCTAGCCGCAAATGGTTATGTTGATTTGACTGCCAATGAAGCCAGGGCAGCAGGTTTGCGAATTGCCACGCGTGCGGGTGACGTGCGCAACACATTAACAATTAAATATGGCGCAACTTCTAGCAGTGAAGAATCAGCAAGTGACACCGCTTCAATTTCAACCTATGGCCAATTAAGCCAAATCATTACGACCACACTTCACAATTCGGCTGATGCCTTAGACCAAGCGGAATTTTATTTGTCATTGCGCGCCCAACCATTTCCAATCTTTAGTGACATTACCTACGACCTAACCAACTCAGAAATTGACGATTCCGACCGTGACAATTTGTTGGGCGTATTTATGGGAATGCCAGTGGCATTGGTTGATTTACCAGCCAACATGAATTCAGGTGTTTTCCAGGGGTTTGTCGAAGGTTGGTCATTTCAAGCCAGTTACAATCAAGTTTCCGTGAGCCTATTGATGACACCGTTGGCTTATAGCCTTCAGGCAATGCGCTGGCAGGACGTTCCAATTACTGAAACATGGTCAAGCGTGTCGCCGACACTTGACTGGGAAAATGCAACAATTGTTGCCTGATAAGGAGAAAACATGACAAACCCAACGTCCAATTTTGGTTGGCAAATGCCAACTGCCACAGATTTGGTCACTGACCTTCCCGCCGATTTTGCCGTTTTTGGTCAGGCAGTTGATACTTCAATGTCTGATTTACTTGGTGGCACAACTGGTCAAGTTTTATCAAAAACGTCAAACACCAACATGGACTTTACCTGGGTGACAACTGACGACACCAACGCAATTCAAAATGCAATTGTTGACGCTAAGGGCGATTTAATTGGTGCAACCGCAGCAGACACACCAGCACGCCTTGCAGTTGGCACAAACGGTCAAGTGCTTACTGCTGATTCAACTGCTGCAACTGGACTGGCATGGGCTACACCAGGTGTAACTTTTGCGGGTGTTCGTTGCACAAAGTCAGCCGACCAAAGTATTGCAGCAGTAACTTGGACTGCATTGACATTTGACACCGAAACATTTGACGTCGGCGGTTATCACAGCACTTCATCAAACACTTCACGGATAACCGTTCCAAGCGGAAAAGCAGGTTATTATCTTGTAAATGCGCGTTGGAACTGGGACAACGCCAGCACCGCTGGTTATCGTTTTGGACGGATTATGAAAAATGGTTCGCAGTATAACTACATGGCAGAAGACCCAACGGCAAACCTTTACCGCGTGACCTTGCCAATTCACGACATTATTTATCTTGCGGTTGGTGATTACATAGAGATTGAAGTGTTGCAGAATTCAGGCGGGGCTTTAACTCTTAACGGCAGCAATTATTCAACAGGCGTGACTTCATTTTCAGTCGAATACTTAGGGGCATAAAATGGATTTATTTACAAAATTGGTCAATGCGATTCCAGAATTGACAATAGATGATTTTCACCCGCTAACAGGAACGATTAGTCTTAAAGACGACGGCGACGGAATTCAATACATTACAAAATGGGATTATTCCAAACCAATTCCAAGCACAATGAAAATTGGAAAATGAAGTATCCTGACGGTACAAATGCCAGGTTAATTGAAGTTGCAGCCGCTGAAATCGGCACAATTGAAGAAGGCGATAACCTGACAAAATACGGCAAATTTACAAAGGCTGACGGATTACCGTGGTGCGGTTCTTTCGTTAACTGGTGCGCAGCACAATCAGGCGTCAAGATTCATTCAGTTGTGGGCACTGCAATTGGTGCGCATAAATTTAAAGAAATAAACCGCTGGTCAAATCTGCCGCAGTTGGGTTATTTGGCGTTTATGGATTTTCCACATGACGGCGTTGACAGAATTAGTCACATTGGAATTGTTGTTGGCCTTATGCCTAACAACCAAGTTTTGCTTATTGAAGGAAACACATCAGGAACAGGCGACCAAAGAAACGGTGGCATGGTCATGGTAAAGGTTCGCCATTATGGTGAAGGAAAAGAAGTGGTCGGGTTTGGAATTCCTAAATTCGCACCATACAAGGGTGACTTTCCAACGGTCACCATTCCAACATCGGGAGACAAACCTAAGAAGGAGAAAAAATGGACAAAGCCAAAGCCTTAGCAGCATCATGGGCGCGCTCATTTATGGCAGCAGCACTTGCTTTATACATGGCAGGCGTGCAAGACCCAAAAACACTTGCAATGGCAGGGGTCGCAGCGGTCGCACCAGTAATTTTGCGCTGGTTAAACCCGCAAGACAAGAGTTTCGGGTTAACGGGGAAATAGCCCGAAAACTCACGGCAGCGGCATTGGCTTGGGCACTTGCGCTAATGCTGACTGCTTGTGGGTATCAGGGTTGGACACGTTATGAGTGCCAAGAATATGAAAACTGGTCGAAACCTGAATGCCAAAAACCGCAATGTATCCCTACTGGAACATGCACTGACGACATACTTGGATTCTCAACATCAGAAGCCAACACGCCGCAGAACACCTGAAGATGTCCATGCTCGACTGATTTTAATAATCGGTTCAACGCTTGCGGCCGTGTTTTTAATTGTGACCGTAGGAATTACATACGCGCTCATTTTCGTGACGCAACCAATCGGGGCACAAGCACCTAATGACGCAGCCTTCATTGACCTATTGAAAACATTGGCCATTTTCTTGACTGGTTCTTTAGGCGGTGTCCTGGCTGGAAACGGGCTGAAATCAAAGCCAAAGTCAGGTGACACGCCGACAAACACGCCAGGTTCTTGATTTGGCGTGGCTAATGCGTCACTCTAAGTTTAGGTGGTAGTCCTTACCACCAAGAATCGGGAGAATTCAAAATGGTAGTTGACTTATTAGACCCGCAGACTTTGCGGGCTTTATTCCTAATCGGCGTGCTTTGCACTTTGGCAGCGGCACTGGGTTATTCAATGGGGCATAAAGAAGGCAGCCGCGAGGGTTACACACGGGGGCGCGCTATCAGTCGCCACATTTCAGCAGTCAAAAGGTCGGTGAAATAATGGGGTTCCTTGATAATTATGAGGGCGTGGCCGAACGCATTCAGCGTTTTTGGGCAACCAATCCGAACGGCTCAATTCAAACCGCAATTGTGGACTTTAATGCGGAAAAAGGATATGTGCTTGTTCAATGCACAATTTATCGTGATTTGAATGACAGTAAGCCCGCTGGTGTTGATTATGCTTATGGATATATTGCCGCATTTAATCCCAACATGCGCCGCTGGTTTTGTGAAGATACGACCACAAGCGCAATTGGACGTTGCATCGGTCTTGTTTTAGGTGCAGACACCAGGGCAACTAAGGAAAACATGAACCAGGTTGAACGGCTGGACACAAAAACGGCAAAAGTTGAAGCCGCTGATGTATGGGCAACGCATCACATTGAAAATGAAATGCCAACATTTGGCTCTGTCGTGGAAAACATCGCTTCACAATTAGGTGGTGAGTTAGTTCCTGAAGCACCAAGTTGCAGTCATGGGCATCGCATTTGGCGCACTGGGACAAGCGCAAAAACTGGCAAGGCATGGGCGAACTTTTCTTGCGTGGGACGTAAGCCAAATCAATGCGAACCGCTTTGGTATGTGCTAACAAGTGACGGAACATGGAAGCCACAAGTATGAAGCGCATTGTGAAGATTCTGATAATCATTGAAGCAATCTTGGTCACAATAATGATGTGGGTGGTGTTTAAGTGAGCGAATACATTGAGTTAATTAACCCACAAACCATGAAATGCACATTGTTAAAAAACGGTGTTGCAGTGGACGTTTATGACGTAATGCAATGCGACAAATGCGCATTGATTCAAAAGTTTGATTCATTTGGCTACCAAAAAGCCGCACAAGACAATCCAGTGTGGTTTTGTTTCGGGTGCAGGAATCAACGTTGAAGGTCACCCTAGACCGTCAGGAAGCCATGTTGTGCCATTTGAGCGCATGGGTCATGGCAATGAAAAACCTAAGCGTGGGTGATTCTGCAAGGACTTACACGAAAGACAAAACATTGCATGAATTACTTGCACAAGATGCTGAAGCCATTGGCAGTGAATGGGCGGTGGCCAAATACTTCAATCTTGACTTTGACCCTTTTGAAGAAAAAGGAAAAGAGAAGGCTGACGTAGGTAAAGGCATTGAAGTGCGTTGGACTAAATACACTGAAGGCCAACTCATTGTCCATGAATATGACCGTTCAACCGACATTGCAGTGTTGGTCACTGGCAATTCATCAACGGCTTACAACATCGTTGGCTGGATTCCAGTGGCCATTGCTAAGCGTGACAAATACCGTCACTCCAGGCAGCCCAATTGGTGGGTTAGCCAACCTAATCTTCAGCCCATTGAAAACTTAGTAAGGAGCAATTATGGAACAACTGCAATTTGAATGCCGTGCGTGCAAGAAGGTAACAACTCAATTGGTTCGCATCATTACTGACAATTTGCCTGACCATGTGAAGGTGCTTGAATGCACCGTGTGTTCCAAAATGGGCGTTGCATTGGTTGATGATGCGTCCCGGTAGTTATCCACAGGCTTTATCCACAGGCGTTGATAAGGTGTTGGAAACGCCGATAGCCACGCTGAATGTTGCAACCTATTTGACATCATGGATACGATACTTTCGCTTGAAGCGAGCCGCTGATGCGGACTGCTCGCAAGGGCGCAAATATCTAATGGGCAAGGTCTATGTCATTGCGGCATTGCTTTCAACAACAAGCATTCACAATGCAGATGCAGCCAATTATTCAATAGACCATTTAAAGTTATATGCCCATAGTCGTTTGTTGGATTATCGTGAGTTTCAATGCTTAAACAAAATCATTACAAAAGAATCAAGGTGGTCATACACTGCACGCAATGGCAGTCACTATGGTTTAGGACAAATGAGGTCTAAGCATTACCGTGACCTTGACCCGTTTAGGCAAATAGATGCAACCATTCGTTACAATCACAAACGTTATTTGACTCAGTGCAATGCTTGGTCATTTCATTTGAAGCATGGGTACTACTAATGACAAGTGCATTGAAGGACAATGGGTCAACTAACAAGTGGCGAAAGATACGTCAACGCATTCTTGAACGTGACCAATTCACATGTCAGGCTTGTGGGCTGGAAGGGAACACAGTTGACCACATACTGCCACGAAGTCTTGGCGGTGGAGATGATGACTTTAACCTTCAATGCCTATGTTTCAGGTGCAATTCGTCAAAAGGTGGAGTTAATAGGCAAAATTCGAATAAGGGTGGGTTTTTTAATAGCACGGGGACACCCCTGACCCTTCTTCTTTCT